ATGCCAGCAGGAATTGTTACAGCACCAGACGATGTAATTTTTTGGCGTAATTGCAATCCAAATGGATTAACAATTGATGTATTGGTAAATGGTGTCGTTTTATCACCTTGCATAGCAGATGAAACTTCGGCACCCGATAGTCCTCTACGACTTGGATTAGCCATTAGGAAATCCTATTTACATATCCTGAAATTGTAATAACTGAAGCTGTTCCAGCAAAAGCATAAACTGTATTTGCTGCGGCGCCTGTGCCTGTTAATGGTAAGCCAGCGACGATAAGAACGTCACCTGATTGTGGAGCTAAGGTAATCGGTTTAGCGTGTTGCACTGAACCAGTACCACCAAATTGAACTGTCAATACAACTGGTGAAGTTGTAGTGTTATTGGCGTATAGCCAAACCTCATCAATAGTAGATGATGAAGTACCTGTTGCGTGGATAGTTGTACCAGTTGAGGCTGTTGCTACTACTGTGATTGGTTGACCTTGAGTCGAACCGCTGAGTAGTACCTTTGTATAAGTTGCCATTTGTTATCCTATCCGAATACTTGCGTTGGAATAATTGTTTGATCTGAATCGCCAGCACTGCCACCGCCAGTTTGAGCAACCCATTGGGTGTTGTAATCTGTTGAGTCTATCTTTGATAGGACTTGCCCAGCTGTACCGCCTGTTGGTACGCCTTGACCTGTAGATCCTGTAGCGCCAGTTGCGCCTGTAGCACCCGTAGCACCATTAGTTCCATTAGTGCCAGCAGTTCCCGTAGGACCTGTTGCTCCTGTAGCACCCGTTGCGCCCGTAGGCCCAGCTACTGTGCTGTCTGCTCCTGTTGGGCCTGTAGAGCCAGTTGCTCCCGTTGCACCCGTAGGGCCAGTACTTCCTGTAGGTCCTGTAGGTCCAGCAACGCCAGTAGATCCTGTGCTTCCTGTTGCTCCCGTACTACCCGTTGATCCTGTAGGTCCTGTTGGACCAGTAGATCCTGTTGGACCTGTGGCTCCCGTAGGCCCTGCGACTGTTGAATTAGCACCTGTTGCTCCTGTGTCACCTTTAACTCCTGTTGGACCAGTACTTCCAGTTGGTCCAGTTGGTCCTGTGTTACCTTGATTACCGATAACTCCTTGAAGTCCTTGCGATCCTGTAGGGCCTGTATTGCCCGTTGGCCCAGTTGGGCCAGCAACGGTTGACGCTGCTCCCGTAGATCCTGTAGGCCCAGTAGGGCCTGTCGAACCTGTTGGGCCTGTTGGCCCAGTAACTGTACTAGCAGCTCCCGTAGAACCAGTAGAACCTGTTGAACCTGTAGGTCCAGTAGGTCCTGTAGGACCGACAACGGTAGATGCTGCGCCAGTAGAACCAGTAGCGCCAGTGGCACCCGTAGCACCTGTAGCGCCTTGGTATCCAGTAGGTCCTTGTGGACCGACAGGTCCTAATTCAAGAACTAAATACTGGGTACTTGAAACATCATAAAGGTTAGTGACGACTGGAACTTCAACGGTAGAAATACTGTCAGGACTAATCGCCATTACTGTGTCACCGATTCTGAGATAACAAATGCACCTTGAAGAATCTTGGTAACGGTGCTATCTGGAGCGGTAAGATTTAGATCATAAGCGTATGTGCCAGCAGTTAGCGCTGCTGTTTCAGTAGCGGTAAGAGTAAGTGTTGTCTTGCCTAGCGCAGCAGTAATTACTGCGCGCCCATTGGCAGTGGATAATTGAACAACAATAGCGGTATCGGAAGCTGCACGAACCTGCATATCTGCTGTATAGCCAGTCATGTTAACTGGAGTGCCACCAATTTTCCATACTGGAGCAAGGGAAAAGGTTGTACCTTTATAGACATTGATGTTGTATCTGCCTGGATTTGCCACGTCAATGCTCCTATGAAATAGTGATGTATGGGCCGTAGCCTGCGTTGTATAGAATCTGATACTCAGCTTCGGACAGATAGTATTCATGTCCACCAAGGTAGCAATAGTCTGCTGTCTGAGTATCTTGTACTGCTGGTGTGCGCTGGCGCACTACCGTTGTGCCAAACACTAGGAGAGAATCTCCACGATCAATCATGTAACGCCAGAACAAACGACCAAATCCTGCTGGGCCTTCTTTGACAGTTGGCGTCTTTAGCAAGTATGGCATTGCGTTACCTTTCGTAAGTTAAGGGTGCTACTCCCCGCCCGAAGGCGGGGAGTAGCTATGCTTCTACTAAGAAGCGTTAATAGATGAAGATGACTCGATACGAACCAATGCTGCTGAACGGTAGCGCTTGAAACCAAGAACGCCGTACCAGCCGATTGGACGGAAACGCATCAACTTGTCAACGATTGGACCGAAGATTACGTGTGGTTCTTCAGCAACTGCTTCCGCAAGTGCTTGCTTACCAGCAACAAGAGTACGGAAGACGCGAACGCCGCCTGTACCATATACATAATCTGAGTTACCAAATGTTCCTGTTGCGCCTGAAGCGCCAGAACCGTCGGTTGTGTTGAATAGACGTGGAGATTCCACGAACATTGCGCCTTCGTATGTACCGATAGTACCTGGCCAGAACTGGGATGAACCAGTCTCTGAGTACTTATGGTCATCACGCCATCCACCTGAACCTGTCTCAGCACGAAGATCGTGTGAAACTTCAGGGTGGATACCGCACCAGTAGTATTCTCCCTGACGTGGGACAACCTTGTTGGCGCGTAGCTTAGCTACTGCAAGACGGATGTCACGTGACTTGATTGTAGAAGTATTCTGAATCAAGGCCTGTGAAGTACCGTTTGTGTATGAAGCAGCATATGTGCTGATTGGTGAGGCAGGTGCGCCTGTTGGCTCAGCGATTACGTTTGTACCGAAGTTCAATTCACGTAGCGCTACTGAGTCAAGGCTGTCTGCCATGTTGAATGCGATGATGTCAGCAATTGCTGGATCAACATCTGAGAGTGAGAAAAGTTCCAACTTGCGAGTAGCAAGTGAAGCATTTCCGTATTCGTTCAGAGTAACTGTGATAGGTGTAGTGTTGCCGATGGCTACTGCATCTGGATCAGTTGTCTCTGAAAGAGGGGATGTTACTGCGGTCATGTCGTTGTAAATTTGGAATACAACGGATGAGCCTGGCATTGCCTGCTGTACTGGACGCTTATCAGCAACATCGCGGATAAGTGGAACAGCACGGAGAGCAAATTCTACATAACGATCATAAGCTGTCTGGACTAGGGAAGTACCTAGTGACGAGCCAGAGGTATCTGTATATGCCATTTGTTCACCTTCTTTCTATGAGGGTGTAGTGTGCGGATGGGTTAACGACGCGGACGTCCTGTAGTTTCTCCGAAAATCAACACATCAAGTTCGGCCTTGGTCTTGACGCCAGCAAGCTGAGCGGCAACATCTTGGTTACGAGATGGTGTATTAGCATTGTGTGTAGTCGCATTGATGCGCTGCACATTCATTGCATTTTCTGAGAGCTTAGGTGCCTCATCGGTTTGAGCAGTCTCACTTGCAGTAAAGCCGAATATGTCGGCATTTTCTGCTAACCAAGCATCAATCTGCTCAGGCGTACTGATGTCGCCAGGAATAAACTTGGCGACCTTTGAAGGTACGCCTTTCTTTTCCAATACATCTGTGACTGAACGACTACGTAAGTCGGATTGGATGCTAGCCAATTGCTCAGCTAGTTCTTTCTTTTCTTTCTCTGCTCGCTTTAACGCTTTGCGGAGATTCGCAGGACCATCAGCATTTTGCTGGTCTAGGTCCATGTCGTCTTCATCATCATATTGGTCTGCCATTTGGCACTCCCTTGTTAGTCAATTGATCGCAGGCCGCAAGCTATCCTCAGGGGAAAGGAAGTTGGCTCCCACTACTGGTCTTCGGTTACGCAACCCCAACGCCAGTCGGTAGGGGTAGGTCTATTGGTTAGAGAACGCCTTGGTTCTCTGTGTAGAGACTGCCCTTGGCGGCTCCTGCTGAGCCGCTAAAGGCATTTACTTCTTGTCCTTGTAGTCTCTGATTGTTTGCTGCTGCTAAGCCAGCATTAGGTCCACCAAATATATCTGCCATCAACGCTGCGCCTTGATCTGCGGCAGATGATGGTTGATACATAGCGGCAAGTCTTTGTTGTTCTGGAAGCATCTGGGCTATAGTCTTAAAGCCCTTGGCTGCTTCTGCTTGGCTAATGTTTGATGCACCGTATAGCATCGCAGTAGCATTGTTAACTGCTAGCCCTTGACGTTGTGCTTCGGCACCAAACTGAACTGCTTGTGCTTGCTTCTGAAGGATAGGAAGCGCGGCATTTGGATCAAGCACGTGAGCAATCATATCGCCAGTGCTAAGGCCATATTGCTGTTGCAATGATTGACGATAGAATGGATCAGCATTTGTGATTGCTTCTGCTGCTAGATCAACACGTTGCTTTACTTCAGTTGGGCTGACGTCGGCAGCAATGAACTTAGTAAAGTCATCTTGGCTATCGTAAAAACCTTTTGGCAATCCAGCAGCTGACATGATCTGACGGTATGAACGCTCAGTTGCAATGTATTCTGCTGGGCTAAGTGGTGCCATGCCATTCTTAATGCGAGTAGCATTACCAGCAAAGCGTGTCTGGAAAGCAATAGCCAATGGGTTAGTGCTAGTTGGATCTTGAGCAATCAGCGAAATTGTATCTGCTGAGTAACCTTGAATAACCATGTCAGTAATTGCTTTAGCAATGTCTCCGCCCAAGCCGTAGGCGTTAAACATGGCAATAAGATTCGCAATTGAATTCTGTTGTGTCGCTGTAGGTCCTGTAGCGCCTGTAGCACCAGTGCTACCTGTACTACCTGTGCTACCTGTCGGTGATGCGGTACCTGTAGCACCAGTAGGTGATGCTGTTCCAGATGGACCAGTAACTCCCGCAGTGCCAGTTGGTCCTGTGATTGATGCAGTTCCAGTAGGCCCAGTAATGCTACCTGTACCAGTTGGTCCTGTAACGCCAGCGGCATTAAGTTTATCTAATGCTGCTCTAATGCCAGCAGGGCTAAGTGCTGCTGCTTTTGTTGCTTCTGCCGCAGCAATATCAGATTGTTGTGGTGAGCTTAAATCGTATGCTTTTTTAGCTGAATCTAATCTTGCTTTTGCTTTACTTACTATTGTGCTTGATTCTCTGTTAGCAATAGCAGCATTGTATGCTGCTTGTGCTGCTTTTAATTCGTTGGTAATAGTGTTAAGAGATGCTGCTAGATTGGCCATTAGTACGTCATCCCCAAACTGGTAAGGACAGAGTGAGCAACGCTGTCAAGGCTTTCGCGTGAATTCTTTGTAAAGCCCCACTCAGGAGATTTCTTTGCATCAATCTCTGATTGCCAGCTAGACTTTAAAATTTGCTTGTTAGGATCTTTAGGATCTTGAGCAAATACCATGCCAGCATATTTAGGATTAGTGACATCTACTTGGCTAGGATCAATCTCTAAGATATTGGCCATGCGGTTTACGTTAGGAAGAAGAACATCTTTAGGCTTTAAGCCAGCATCAATCTGATCTGAGATAGATGAGTAAGCAGATTTAGACGCTGCTTTAATCATGCCTTCAACTGCTGACTGTGTAGTTTCACCTTTGAGAATTAAATCTTCTTGATTCTTATACCAATCATCATTAAACAGATGACCAACTAAATAGCTAGCTGCTGTTGATTTAAGTCCAGATACGCCGCTTGCGGCTAAGCCGCCAGCAGTATTGATTTTACCAATGGTGGTAAGTTGCTTCTTTAAGCCAGTTAAAACTAAACCAGTAATGCCTTCGGCTTTACCACCTGAACTATTTAAGGCAAACTCTGCAAGACTTGAAACTTGTGTAGGGTCTAGCGTGTAGCCAAGTCCCTGCGCTTCGTTAATAACAAGTTTTTCTGCTTCGGCAACTGATAGTTTCCAAGTGGCAGGATCGCCATACTTAGCAGCTTGAGCAATACGAGCAGGGCCAGCGTATGATTTATACCAGTTGCTGTTAATTAAATCAGCTTGAAATTTATTAGGATCTGCTGGTGGCTTACCTTGTGAGATAGGCAAGTAAACATCATTATAGAAAATATCTTTAAGGCTTGGATCTGAATCAATCAATGCCATTTGAATGGAGTAAGCACCCATATTGCCTAGCGATTGCAATGCAGCAATAGCCTTGGCGTGTGCTTCTTCAGCAGTAGGTGGAGTAACTACTGGCGCGCCTGGCGTCTTTGACCCAGTAGATGTGCCGCTAGGTCCTGAAGGACCAGTCTTGCTAGCAGTAACGCCAGTGCCTAATGTTGGAAACACTAAAGATTTATTGCCCGTTGGGCCAGTGCCTGTAGAACCTGTTGGCGCAGTTAAAGTTTTTATCTTACCTTGTGCTTCTGCAATTTGAGCATCAATCTTTGTGGTGTCTCCACCTAAATCTACCAGTCTTTGTCTTTGTTCATTCAGACGTTCAATAGCGCCTTTGGTTGAAGCTACGGTGGAAGCAGTAGTTGTTTTGTCGCTAACAGTTTTTTCAGCTGCTTTTGCTTTATCAAATTTTTCAGTAAGCGCTTTTATTTCTGCTTCGCGTTTAGGAATAAGCGCCTTGTATTTATTGTAAAGTGTTGAGCCTACAGGCTCAGTAAGAATGCCATCTTTTGCAGCTTTTAAGTTGTTCTTAAGATCTTGAAGTTGAGCGTTTATTAACCTAGAAGATTCTGCATCTGGTGTTTTGCTCTTAGGTTTTTCTTTAGTGGCAGCACTAGCAGGTTCTTTATATCCAAGCGGGACAACCTTGCCGTCTTTTACAAAGCCAGCTGGGCTACCATCTCGATTAAAGACCATATTAACGGCGCCTATTGGGATACGCTTATCAATACCAGGATTGAGTACTTGGCTGATGTAT